TCTACTGGAGGAATGATGATATGATGGATAATAGTTTTATAGGATTAAATGGATTTGTTTGGTGGATTGGCATAGTAGAAGATAGACAAGATCCGTTAAAACTTGGACGTTGTAGAGTAAGAATTTTTGGTTGGCACACAGAAAATAAATTAGAATTGCCAACAAACGATTTGCCATGGGCGCAGGCAATGCTTCCGTTGAATGAAACTAATCCATATTCTCCAAAAGAAGCAGATACAATTGTCGGATTTTTCATGGACGGTCAGAACGCACAAATTCCAATCATGATGGGTGTGTTACCTGGAATTCCTCTAGATCCTGCTGATCCATCAAAAGGATTCAATGATCCAAGAACTAACTTTGCAACTCAACCCAAAAAGTATGGTCAGTCTCCAACTGGTTATCCAAGAACTTTAGATGAACCGACTACAACTAGATTGGCTAGAGGTGATTCTGATTTTACACCAGAACAAATAACACAACTAGAAAATAACAAAGCTATATTTGAACAGAATCCATCTTATAATGCAAAATATCCATACAACAAAGTAATTGAATCAGAAGCAGGTCATGCGTTAGAACTAGATGATACTCCTAATTATGAAAGAGTCCATCTGTATCATAAAAATGGATCCAATCTAGAAATGAGACCAGACGGTAGTGTTCAACAAAAAGTAATGTTAAATCACACAAGAAATATTCTTGGTGACGATATTAACTACATTAAAGGTAATTCAATTTATTTTATTGATGGAGACTTAACATACATCGTTAAAGGAAAAATTACTTTTGTTTCAGATGGAGATTTTACAGGAATTTCTAAAAAATCAATTACTTTTAATGCTTCATCTAATTTTAGTGCTTCTGCTACATTGTCTGCTTCCTTGTCTGGAACAATAAGCAGTTCTCTAGGAGGATTGTTATCTGCATTCACTTCTGTTGATGGAGTTAAAACAGATGTTTCTGCTATTGGAGTTTTAACTTGTTCCGGTACTGGATCAGCAACATATGGTGCTGGTGGTTTGAATACAGTTTCTGGTGCAACAATTAATCTAGTGAATGTTCCAACTCCAGGTGGTTCATCAGAATCTCCTCCTGCACCAACTACTGCTGGTGGAGCAACGGATGCTGTAGCCGGAGTTGATTTTAAAATTAATGCAGAAGGTTTTCCAGAAGCTCCTTTTGCTTCTGGAGGAATAGTCACAGATGCAACTGGTAGACAAGTAAGTTCAGTAACTTATGCAGCAGAAGCATCAGCTGTTGTTGATGCTGCACAGTGGACTTTTAATCCAGAAGTTGCTAGAGCGGCCGCTGGAAATGCTATTATTCCAGATCCAACATTTTTAGATAAAACTATTAAAGTTGGACAATCAGCAGTTGATGAAGCGTTTGCTTGGGGAGCAACGTTACCCGATAAAGCAAAAAATGCTATCGGCTGGAATTCGGTTGTTGATTCTGGATCCGCTGTTTATAAAGATGCTTCTGTATTAGTCACAGGTATACCAACACTTGATGGTGCTAAAAAACTTGTAAATTCTACCAGTAATTTTGTTGGTAACTTAGGTAAAGCGTTTAACTCTTATCAAAGTTTAAATGCACTTCAACTTGCAACTCAAGATTATACTAAAGGGGTTTGTACTTTAGCTGCTTTAAAAAATAAAACAAAAGAGTTGACGCAAGATATGATTGATAAAAAGAATGAATTTTTGAATGCTATTAAAGATGATAGAGATAAATTAAGAGAACAAATAGATAATATTAGTAATGACTATAAAAATAAATTAAAAGATTTGGAAAGTAAAGCACTACAAGAATGGATTGACACACACAAATATGATGAAGATTGTGGATTATGTGCTCAAGAAGCCGAATCTAGATTGAGAAGTAATGCTGCGGAAAAAGATGTTAGAAACGGTTTAAATGACTGTTTACATCGTCAAGCTGAAGCTCAAATAAATCGATATAAAACTAACGTTCCAATTACTGATGCAAGTATTGTTAAGACACAAAAAGATATTTGCGGAACTCCTGAAGTTAAAATTAATACTGGAGCATAAATGTCATTTGCAGTTAAATTAAGCGATGTTGTCTCTGATAGAGGTGTTGTTACTGGACCAACTTGTCATTTGAATGTTCAAATAAATGGTATACCAATGGCTACAGTTGGAACAGAAATAGCTCCTCATCATTGTTGCGGATCTCCTGGATGTGAGATTCACTGTAAAGCTGTTTTTATGTTGGGAACTACAGCTCCAAGAATATTGGTAAATTCGTTTCCTATAATAGTAGGAATAACAGATGTTGCAACGTGTTTAGAACCGGCAAATAGACAAGCAATTCCTAGCGCAGTTTTCGTTAAACCACTATGAGTACACCATTATATACATCTTTAGGACTAAATTTTAATATGTCCAAATTTGGAGATGCACTTGATCCAAAAGGAAATATGGATGAGGTTGTTCTCTATACGCAGCCACTTTTAACTAAGTGGCAATATGATGCTGTTTTAAATAACGAGACAAGTACAACTCTGTATTTAAAAAATCCTTTGGCAAATGTTGTTAATTCAATTAGTATAACTGCAAACAACATATACAATTCGGCTAATACTTATTTGTATTTGGCAAACGCAAACAGTGCTTCTGCAAATCTAGTAACTGCTGCTAATAACTTTTTTAGACACACACAAAGAATATCAGGAGTTGAAACAAGTAGTAATCTAGCAATACCCGATTTTTCTATGGCTATGGGATTTGGTCAACAAGCACAAACATTAATTTCTAAATTTGAGGGAGTTGCCAATAACTCAGTTATTCTTGGAAGTATGACAAGTTTGTTTGTAGAAGATGACTTGTTAATATATTCTGTCAAATTAGATGCAGCTTATACTGATTTAGTAAACAGTGTCATTTTTGTTTCTGGACTTCCAGGATATTACGCATCAAATTTGAGTCAATCCAGAATTTCCGAAATAGTTGGATTATTGACCGCGATTACGACTTTTATGGATACTAGAAGAAATCATGATGTAACTTACTATGGAAACATAAGAAATTTGTCAAATAATGTCATGAATATTATGAAGTTTTCTGGATTTACGGATCTTGGAGCACATCTTGTTGACAAGTATATTGGAACCGATAAACTTAAAGAGAAACTATAAATAGAAAATGGCAACAGTTCAGACCAATATAGTTAGAGAATTCAGGGATTTAGACCTGAATTTTAACGTCCATCCTGTCAGAAAAGACATAAACAAACACACTGGAAACTTGGCAGTAATCAATTCCATCAAGAATTTGGTTTCTTTGAATGAGGGTGAGAAGTTCTTTAGTGCCGATATTGGTGGAAAAATACGTAGTCTATTGTTTGAAAATATAGACGAATTGGTGGCCGACAGAATAAAAAAAGAAATAGAATATATCATAGCAAACTATGAACCTAGGGTTATGCAACCTGTGGATAACATCACAGTTAATCCTAATTATGATTTAAATTCGTTCACAGTAATTATAGAGTTTAGAATTGTGAACGCTTTACAACCAATTAAAGTAACATTTCAACTAATGCAGATACGATAATGGCTGATCGTTTACAAATAACCGACCTTGATTTCGATACAATCAAGAACAATCTTAAAAACTTTTTAAGTCAACAATCGGAATTTCAAGACTATGATTTTGAAGGTTCTGGTTTAAATATCTTACTTGATATTCTTGCGTACAATACGCACTATAATGCTTACTATCTGAACATGGTAGCAAACGAAGCATTCTTAGATACCGCTGTTTTAAGAAGTTCTGTTGTATCTCATGCAAAGATGTTGGGTTATGTTCCTCATTCTAGAAAACCAGCGGTTGCAAATGTAAACATAACAATTACTGTACCTACAAATAATCCAACAACTTCTCTAACATTACCACAAGGATTCGGACTTCAATCAGATTTGATTGACAACATCTCGTATCTTTTCAATGTTTTAGAACCGATAACAGTTACAAGAACAGGCGATCAATTCATATATGAGAATGTGAAAGTTTATGAAGGTGATATAATTACCAACTCATACACATACAATTCAACTTCAAATCCAAAAAGTGTTTTTGTAATACCAGATATTAATGTTGATACAGAAAGTTTAATTGTTACAGTTCAAGCAAATCCTGGTAACAGTTCAATTGAAACATATACGTTTGCTTCCAGTGTTTTAGATATTGATGGTGATTCACAAGTTTACTTTGTTGAAGAAACAAAAGACTCTAAGTATCAAATTTATTTTGGAGACAATGTTATTGGAAAAGCGTTACCAGATGGATGTATTGTAAACATTCAATATGTTGTTAGTAACGGTCAACAAGCAAACAAAGCAACAAGTTTTCTTCCAGTTACCGGAGTTGCTGGTTTTGGAAACATTAATATACAGATTAATTCTGTAGCTGGCGGAAGTTCTGAAAGAGAATCGGTTGAAAGTATTCGTTACTCAGCTCCATTACAATTCGCAACACAAAATAGATTGGTAACATATAAAGACTATGAATCATACATCAAAAAAAGTTATCCTAATGTAGATTCTGTTTCTGTATGGGGAAGTGAAGATGATATTCCTCCATCATACGGTAAAGTAATTGTATCACTAAAACCAAAAACGAATTACTATATTTCAGAATTAGAGAAACAAAGAATTATTGATGAGATTTTAAAACCAAAATCAATCATAGCAATTCAAACAGAAATACGTGACCCAGATTATCTTTATGTTTTATTAAACTCATATGTAAAATATGATAAGAGAAAAACTATAGACAAACCGGAAGTCATAAAAAACAAAATAAAAACAGCAATATTACTTTATAGAGAGCTTAATTTAAATAAGTTTGGTGGTAGATTTGTTCTTTCAAAATTACAAGACGCTATAGATCAAACTAATACTAATGCTATCATAGGTTCAGAAGTTGTTGTTAGAATACAGAAAAGATTTGAACCAGTTTTAAACGAGTTAAGAAACTATACGATTGACTTCAATACTCCGTTACATAGAGGTACTTTGACTAATAGATTATCTTCAACGGAGTTTGATGTTATAGATCCGTTTGGTATTGTAAGAACGGTCACTTACGAAGAATCTGCTGAAACATATACTGGTGTTGAAGATATTCAAGTTATAAATCCTGGTATAAGTTATACTTCTCCACCTACCATTAGAATTGTTGGAGACGGAACTGGAGCAACAGCAGAAGCTACTATTGTTAATGGTAGAGTTGAAAAAATTACTATAACAAATAGAGGATTTAATTATACAAGAGCTGTTGTTTACATTGAAGGTGGCGGTGGAACTGGTGCCACAGCTGGTGCTGTTGTTACATCCAGAACAGGAACTTTGAGAACTGTTTATTACGATACAGACGCACAAAAACAAATTGTAAATGAGAATGCAGGTACAATAAATTATGATACTGGAAGAATTGTATTAACCGATGTTAATGTCAAAAAAGTGTATTCTTCAGATAATTTAATCAGACTTACTATTGAGTCAGAAAAAGGTATAGTAGATACTAAACGAAGCACAATTTTAGAAATAGACATAAACGATTCTGCGGCAATTACGGTAGATTTATCAGAAGTTTAAATGACAAATTTTAAAACATCAAATTTAATTTTAGAACAAGTTCCAGAGTTTGTTCGTGATGAGTATCCAAAATTTATTTCTTTTTTGGAGGCTTATTACGAATTTTTAGAAGAAAAACAAGGATCTTTAAATAATGATTTAATATCTAAAGCAAAAAGTATCGGTAGTATTTCCGATGTTGATTTGTCATTGGATGATTTTGAAAGTCATTTTTATGAGAAATTCGCAGCACTTCTACCTAAAGAAGCTGAGGTAAGAAAAGACATTCTGTTTAAAAATCTAAACAGACTTTATTTGGCTAAGGGTAGTATTGAGTCGTATAAGTTTCTGTTCAGACTTTTATTCAATGAAGAAGTACAGATTATAGAACCAAAAAATGAAGTTCTAAGAGCTTCTTCTAGTGTCTGGTCTATAGAAAATTCTTTACGTATTGATCCAAATGAATTGTATCTTGTTCACACTGGAAACGGAAATAAAACAACTTTCTTATTACCTAGTTCTAGTTTTAGTGTAAGAACAGTTTTAGTAAACGGTGTTCAGACAAACGACTATCTGATAAATCGTGCATACAAAAAAATAATCTTTAATACTGCTCCAGCAAATAACGCAATCATCAAAATTTATTTTAATGATTTTGATTTTAGTTTGTTTGTAAATCGTAAGGTTATCGGTAAAACTTCTAGAGCTTCTGCGATTATCGAACGATTTGCAGTTAGTTTGATTTCCAATAGAAACATTGAGGATCTATACGTCAACTCAAAAACGTTAGTAGGGAATTTCGAAAATGGCGAATATTGTATTACTGATGTTGTGGTTGATGGCACTTTACTTAATTTTGAAATTTTAACTTCATCAGCACTTCGTGCTATTAATGTTGTTGAGGGTGGATCAAATTACGGGAACAATGATCTAGTTATCATTTCTGGCGGTGGTGCAGAACAAGAAGCTGTTGCTATTATTGATGAAGTATTTGCAGGAACTGCGGATACAATTACAGTACAGAAAATAGGTGCAGGATTTGCAGTCGGTAGTATAATTGATACACTGGATCCTCCACTTGCAGTTAATGGAACAGTATCTACTGTAAACACTACTGGTGCAAATGTAATCAATACGTATACAATTTTATCTGATACATTAATCGCAAACGTTGCAGGATTAACTATTGATACTGCTGACTATGGAATTCCTGGTAAAGTAATTAGTAATACATCAAAGATTGTAGAGTTGATGAATCCAAGAACCATTACTGTTGGTGGTATAAATTCTTGTTTAGTTATTTCTTCTAATACAGTTCTAAATGCAGTTCCTATTGTCGATACTCAAGGTGCTATATTTCAAACCGGTAATGTGTCTCACTCAATTACTTCATTTAAATCTGTTGGTGGATATCAGATTTTAAATAAAGGTGAGAACTATAGAATTGGTGATGAAGTTATCTTTGGTCCGAATCCTCCACTAACA